CCAGGATATGTAGGCGGAAGGTTGCGAGGCAATTGGCAAGCGTCATTAAATTCGCCAATCAAAAGCGCAACCAACACAATAGATTCTGGCGGCAGCGGCACAATTAGCGAGATGACGGGCGTGGTAAACCAAAGCGTTGTAGATGACACCATTTATATATCAAACAACCTGCCGTATGCTTACAGGGTGGAGTATTTAGGATGGAGCCGTCAGCAACGTCCTGAAGGCATGGTTAGAGTTAGCATGACCAGATATAAAGAAGCAATACAAAAGGCAATAGCGAAGCTACCCAAATGACGACAACATTTTCAGACATTAGCGCAGCGCTCGACAGCAGATTAAACACGCTGTCAGGTTCTTCACCTATTGCTTGGCCAAGCACAGTATTTAAGCCCACAAAGGCAACGCTTTATCTACGGGGAACAAACTTACCCGCGAGCACAGAGCAAGCTGGGTTGGGATCAAACGGTTTAGACGAGCACCTTGGTATTTATCAGGTGGACGTTTTTGCACCAGCGGGGAAAGGTAGAGGGCCAGCGGAAGTGAAAGCTGATGCTATTGCGGATCATTTTAAACGAGGCACTGACTTGGTATATAATGGGGTCACTGTGCGCTTGGGTAATGTTTCGCGCAATGCGGGAATAATAGACGATGACCGATATGTCATCTCAGTTTCGATCAACTATATGGCTCATGTAGCCCCGAGGTAACTTATGACAATTGCAACAGGCTCACGGCACGACATGGCTTACATTGCCGAAACTACTTTTGGCACGACTCCAGCAACGCCAGCATTCACCCCGATCCGACATACTGGAACGACCCTTGGGTTGTCTAAAGATGCGATTGAATCGGAAGAACTCAGAGAAGATCGACAGATTGCTCATTTCCGACACGGGAACAAAAGCGTGTCAGGCGATATTAACTTTGAGCTTTCTTATGACTCGTTCAATGATTTAATCGAAGCGGTCGCTTGCGGCACTTGGACTTCAGATGGCGATCCAGAAGTTTTATTGGTCGGCTCCACTGCCCGATCATTCACCATCGAGCGGCATCACGAAGATATTGGCAAATACATTCGATCTACTGGCTGCTCATTCAACACTATGAGCTTATCGGTAGCGCCTAACTCTATGGTGACGGGGTCGTTTGGAGTCATCGGCAAAGACTTGACCACTTCTGCTGCTGCAATTAGTGGCGCAACCTATAGTGCCGAAACGACCACCGCTCCGTTTGACAGCTTCACAGGATCAATTACTGAAGGCGGATCAGCAATTGCGGTTGTGACAGCGCTTGAATTGAACATTGATAACGGCATGGAGGCACAATACGTTATCGGGGACGCTACAACGCTTCAGCCGCCTTTGGCTAAGTCAACCGTGACAGGCTCAGTGACGGCATACTTTGAAGACACAACTCTGATTGATAAATTCATCAACGAAACCGCCTCAAGTATGCAGTTCACGCTGACCGACGCTGCTGGCAATGATTACATTTTTGATCTGCCTAACATCAAGTACAACAGCGGCAACCCTGAAGTGGGCGGGCCTGGAGCAATCACGGTCACTTTGGACTTCATTGCTTTGTATGACGCTTCCACTGGTAGCCAATTGAAGATCACAAGAGACGACGCATAACGAAATTAAAGCGAGGAGAGTCGCGTGGACGTAAAGAATCTTTACACATTAGAAGCACACGAAGACGGGGCCGAGATCCAGATCAAAAGCCCCGCCGACAATGAACCCACAGACTTTTACATAAAGGTCAAAGGGGTTGATTCTAAGGCATATCGTGAAGCGGTCAGGAAGTATCACCGCAAGCTGCTAAACGATGAAGAAGGCGGCGAGATTGATTTGCTAACGGCAGTCACAATCGGTTGGCGTGGGTTAAAGAGCGGGAAAGATACCGTTGAATTTAGCCCTGAAGCCGCCAAAAGTCTGTATGAGAACGCGCCAAACGTGGCAAGCCAAGTTGATAGGTTTATAGCTGACAGGGTAAATTTTACGAAAGGCTGACCAAAGAGTTGTCCGTCTTTGCCAAGTGGCAGTTCTGGGCAGCTGGATACGACAAAGGCTCAAAGGTCAGCCGATTACAAAACCTCAAGCAAATAGAAAAGTCGATTGGTAAGCCGCCAAAGCAATTAGCAGAACGACCAGCGTTAAGGCCCGAGCTGGCTTACTTGTGGGCTTTGTTTGTGTCATTAAAAAATGCAAGTGAAGGAGCCATTAGCTATAATCAAATCAAATCGTACATGGACATTTATGGCGATTTAACCGCATTTGAAGTTGATCTGATAAGAGAATTGGATCAACTTTCATACCAAGAGGCTTACGCAAATGGCTGACATAGCATCCTTAATAGTTGAAGTCAAAGGCGAAGGTATAAAACAGACCACTGATCGTCTTCAGAAATTAGCGCAAGAAGCTAACAAAACAAGCGGCTCCAACGACAAGCTAAAAAAAGAAACAGACAAGTTAATTGCTGCATTGGTATTAGAATCCAAGGCGGCAGGAAAAACTGCTGACGAAATAAGGCTGCTCAAGCTCGAACAAAAAGGCGCAACCGCAGCTCAAATTCAAGCAGCCAAAGCGGCTATGAATTATCGAAACGCTCAAAAACAAATGGGCGACCAATCAAAAGTTGTGCAAGGCAACTTTAAAGCAATGAAAGGTTCGACTCAGCAAGTTTCCTATCAGTTGCAAGATATTGCAGTCCAAGCCCAAATGGGCACCAATGCTTTCACAATTCTTGGTCAACAGGGGCCGCAGTTAGCTTCTGTTTTTGGTCCTGGCGGCGCTGTTGCTGGTGCCGTAATTTCTTTTGCGGCGCTGCTCGGCGGTGTAATGTTTGCTGGATTGATGGATACCAGCGACACAATGGAAGAAGTAGAGCAGCGGGCTATAGATTTGGCTGCTAAATTAAACGAATTAAGCGAACAAGACAAAAAAGTAGTTCTGAGACAATTAACTTCCCAGTTAGAAAAAAGCAAGGAAGCTCTAGAAGCCCAAGAGTTAGTTATCACAAGAGCAAAAATTGCGCTTGACACTTATGCAACGCAAGTAGAATCGTTCTTCGTTCCAGAAGAATACAAAGAGCTTTTCCAAGAACTTGACGCGCATAAAACAAAGTTAATTGAGCTGCAAGACGAATATAAATCGCTGCAAGATAAAATTGACGGCGTAAGCGAGACAACAAATGACTTGATCGACGGTTTAAAAGAAGAAGTTACTCTTTTCGGTTTAGTTGGGCGAGCCAGAGACTTAGAGCTTGCAAGGATAAGAAACGCAACCCCGCAGCAAGTAGAAGAAATTAATCGCCTTTATGATTTGCTAGAACTAAAAAAAGATGAAGCAGAAAAAAGAACAAAGTCCGCCGAAAAGTTAAAAGCCGAAACGGAAGAAAGAGAAAGAGCTAACAAAGCATTAGAAAAGCAAATACAAATTGAAGAAAAAAGAGCATCTAAAAGACTGCAAATTGCCGAACAAGCTGGTTTATCGCCAGTTGAAAGGCTCAAAGAAGAACTGACGCAAAGCCTTGCTCTTTTAGAACAAGATCGTTTGGCGGCAGTAGTCGCGGCTGAGATGAAAGGTCAAGACACTTTTTTGATTGAACAAAGATTTGCGGACGCGAGAAAAAATTTAAAGGAACAAACCGAGAAGCAAATAACAGGTATTGAGCTGCGGGAAGCGCAGCAAAGAGAAATGCAAAAAGCAGCGATCGAGCAAATGGCTTTAACGAGAGCCGCATCGGTTGCAGGTCAATTGACACAAGTTTTGGCTGGCGCATTTGGGGAGCAATCTGCTGCGGCAAAAACAGCGTTCGCTTTGCAGCAAGGCTTGGCGATGGCTCAAATAATAGTCGACACCCAAAGAGCCGCAATATCAGCTGGCGCGGTTGCTGCACCATTGACGGGACTTCCTGGATTTTTAGCATCTGCTGGGGCAATTCAAGCAATGGGCGCGATTTCGTTAGGTATTGTTGCAGGTCAAACCGTTGCAGGACTAACGGGCCGAGCATTAGGTGGGCAAGTAAGGGGTGGCGAAAGCTACTTGGTCGGCGAGAGAGGCCCAGAATTGCTTACAATGGGCGGTTCAGGTCGTATATCGAGCAACGATCAATTGAAAGCTGCAATGAGCAGCACGAACAGCAGCAATGAAACCCAAGTCAATGTTAATTTTGCCATTCAAGCAAACGATACTGCTGGCTTTGATAGGTTACTGCAATCTCGCAGAGGCCAGATAATTTCTATGATTAACCAGGCGGTCAATGACCGTGGCAGGGTGTCAATAGCATGAGCGGAACATACCCAACAACCCCGATATTCAGCACCATAGGCTTCAGGAGCGTCAATTATAACCTGTCAAGCCAAAGCATTTCAGGCAGGACGCAAGTCAGGAACATTGGCGGACAACGCTTTGAGTTCAGCGCTCAATATACAAGAATGACCCGTTCAGAATTTGCGCCCATTTTGGTCTTTACTATGGCGCAGCGTGGTTCAGCGGAAACCTTTACGATTGTATTGCCTCAGATCAGCAGTAAGTCAGGCGATGCCAGCGGAACTATTTTGGTCAATGGAGCGGCGGATATAGGCGCGACAACTGTGGGCGTGGACGGAGTAACTGGAACGCTTAAAGCTGGCGACATGGTTAAATTCGCCAATCACAGCAAGGTCTACATGCTAACGGCTGATCGGGCTGGTAATGGCAATATATCTATCCAGCCAGCGCTGCGAGTGGCAGTGCCTAACGATAACGCAGTGACCTTTGACAGCGTGCCATTTACCGTTCGGCTTAATAATGACGTGCAAGAATTTAATCTAGGCTCAGCATCGCTCGTTGATTACGAGATTGACATGATCGAGGCCGTTTAATGACTCGGACTATTGACGCAGCAACGATCACGGCAATTGGTGAAGATAACTTTAACCTTGCAACGCTGATCCAATTCGATTTCGACAGCGTGATCCGATTGACTGATTGGGATAGAAACCTGTCTGCTTTGTCAACGAACTGGGTTAGCAGCCCTCATTTCATGGGCGTGAGTGACGTTAGCGAAACTTCTGACCTGCGTGTTAATAGTTTATCGATCACGCTTTCAGGGGTTGAGCAGACCTATATCGCTATTTTCTTGGGCGATGATTATATTGACGTGCCAGCTAAGATTTATCGGGCGGTCATTGACAGCAGCGACGACGTTGTGGGCGCTCCAATACTAATCTTCGACGGGTTGATAGTCGGTTATTCAATTGACGATACCGAAGACGAAAGCAAGTTGACCGTTGAGATTGCCTCGCACTGGAAAGACTTTGAGAAAGAGAACGGGCGGCGAACAAACCACAATACGCAACAACTGTATTTTGATGGTGATCTAGGCTTTGAGTTTGCAGCAAAGACCATCAAAGATTTGAAATGGGGACGTAAATAATGGGGTTTTGGTTATTAGCTACGATCTTTGCGGTTAGTGCTGGTGTCAGCTATGTAGCGACGAGGCAAGCCCAAAAGCAAGCCAAGAAAGCGTCCGATGCTATGCGCGGCGTATTGCTCAACAAGGAATCCAATGTTGAGCCAATCCCTGTTATCTACGGAACCAGGCGGGTCGGTGGTACGCGGGTTTTCATATCTACCCGAGACGAAACAGGCGGCGACCCTAACGAATATCTGTACATAGCGCACGTTCTATGCGAGGGCGAAATTAACGCAGTCAGTCAAATCAAGTTTGACGATATATTAATCACCGACGCGCGCTTCAGTGGATTAGTCACGCACAACGTCCACCTTGGCACAGACGATCAAACCTATGACTCGCTGCTAACTGAGGCTAATGCTGGTTGGACTTCTGCTCACCGATTGAGGGGCGTTGCTTATATCGCGTTTCGCATCAAGTGGGATCAAGACGTATTTTCTAACATCCCAGACATTACTTGCGTAGTTCAAGGGCGAAAAGTATTCGATCCAAGAAACTCAACCACCGCCTATAGCAACAACCCAGCTTTGTGTATTCGGGACTACTTGACCAATGCAAGATACGGCAAAGGCTTAACGTCAGCGCAGATTGACGACACCGCATTTTCGCAAGCGGCGACAGACTGCGACGAAGTGGTTACTTTCTACACGACTGGGACGACTGGCAAGCTGTTCGAGTGCAACGCCGTTGTCCAAACGGATGCTACGCTGTTCTCCAATATTGAAATGATGCTTAACGGTTGCCGTGGGTTTTTGCCATACAACCAAGGGGTATACAGTCTAAGAATTGACAAAGCGGCTTCCAGCGTCTTCGCGTTCGACAAAAGCAATATTGTCGGCGGCATAGGAATCAAGGGCGAAAGCAAAGAAGACAAATACAACCGAGTCATTATCAAGTTTCCAAATTACGAGCTGGATTATGAGCCAGATGACGCTATATGGCCCGACGCTGACTCAACCGAAGAAACGACCTACTTAGCAGAAGACGGCGGCACGTTGTTGGTCGGTAATTTCGACAATGACACCATCACAAATTACTACTCGGCGCGGGATCTTGCCAGGATTATTTTGTTGCGGTCAAGGAACGCCATCAGGGTTCAATTTAAAACGACCAGCGAGGCGTTACAGTTATCGGTCGGAGATGTTGTAACGGTAACGCATGACACGCCAGCATGGTCTGCCAAGCCCTTCCAAGTTGAAGAACTGACCATGAATTATGACGGCGGTTGCAGCGTCAGCATGGTTGAGTATCAATCGGGCATTTACCCATACGACACCGCAATAGAAGAACGTGATTACCCAGCGACCAACCTTCCAGATCCGTTTACGGTCTTGCCACCAACCAGTTTAGTCGCTACTGGCTCAGTTGTAACGAACGCGGATGGCTCGGTAACTTCTGGCATCGATGTTAGCTGGACGGCATCAACCGATTCGTTTGTGACTGGTTATGAGATCACTTGGACGGCATCAGGTGGCGACAGCGAAACGACAACGGTAGTAAGTCCTGAATATTATATTTTTAACCTCAACAGCGGTCAGACTTACACCATATCGGTAAGGTCAATCAACTCAATTGGGGCAAGGTCAACGGCTTTAACCACGACAGGAATCAGTCCAGCGGTTGATACGACAGCGCCAGGGGTGCCAACAAGCCCATCCGTCAGCGGTGCTTTCCAGCAGATTGATTTAACGTGGACAAACCCGACTGATTCAGATTTTAGTTATGTCGAGATCAAACGATCTAGCACTGCGACGGAAGGCGATGCGGTAGTCATTGGAACGACAAGCGGAACCTCATTTATCGACGGCCCTTATACCGTGGTCTTGACGCGATACTATTGGCTCAGGTCGGTAGACAGAACGGGCAACGCAAGCGCATGGGTTAACGCAGGCAATGGAACGACGATTCAGTTGGGCGCTGGTGATTTTGCCGCAGGAATTATTGATTACAACTTTTTAGATACTGCTCTGCAAACGACTATATCAGGCAAAGCTGACACCACAACGCTAGATCAAGAAGTAGCAGATTTACAAGCAGACATTGACGTTAAGGCAGATCAAACGTCAGTAACCACTATCATCAATGAAACCCAAGATATTGGGAACACCGTTGACTTAGTAGCCACCAGAATGCTGACGCTTGCAACGACCCAAAGCGAGCAGTTAGGCATTGTCCGTGACGCAGGTATAACCGTTGACCCTTCAACTGGCGCAGTCACAATCCAAGCGGTTGAAACATTGTCCAGCCAAACGGACACTAGATTTTCTGCTGTAGAAGTTGATTTGGATGCTGCGGAAGCGGCGATTAACCTCAAGGCATCTGTAACCTACGTCAACAACGCTATCGCTGCTGCGGTATTAGACTCTGCGGATTTGGCATCTTTGGATGCGCTTGAGCTAAAGGTTAATCAAGCCGAAATCGACATCGACGCAAACGAAGCGGCAATCTTGCTTAAAGCAGATTCAACAACGGTAAGCGGGATTAATACAAGGGTAAATCAAGCCGAAATTGATATTAGCGGAAATACCTCCGCGATTGCCCTCAAAGCATCCCAAACAGATTTGAGTGCTTTAACTGACAGGGTATCGGTTGCAGAAATTGAGATTGATGCGCTGGACGCTGCGAGCATTACCTTGACCGTTCGGGATACCATAAGTCTCAAAGACCAAATCGACAAAGACAATATACGATCCTTGAAGGATTTGCTCGCTGCTTATAATCAACGGGAATCGCTCAGAACTGATTTAGCCTATGCCCAGTCGAGTATCACCGCTGACGTTACAGATTTGAGGGTATCCACCGCAACGGCTAGAACAGAATTGCTGGCCCTAATTGACAGCAACCAAGCCTTGATTCTCAGCGAGCAAGTTGCGCGAGCAGACGCAGACAGCGCGTTAAGCTCAAGCATTGTCTCATTGACCGCTACGGTTGGAACTAATACAGGGAACATAACAACCGAGCAGTCAGTCAGGGCCGATGCCGATACAGCGTTGGGCGGCAGAATCGACAGCTTGACCCTTACAGTTGGACAGAATACTGGTGCTATAACCACCGAGGCGGCAGCTAGAACATCGGCTGATTCTGTTTTAACTAATACAGGCGAAACATTACGAGCTAGGTTTGGCGTTAGTAAAGCTGACACTTACAGCGCATCAACAACCTATCTTGCTGATGATGAAGTCGTTTATACGGGTTTGCTTTATAAGGCAACGCAAGAAACGACAGGGAACTTACCGACCAACTCTAATTATTGGGTTGTGGTAGAAACCGTTAGTGCAGCAATAAGCGCAGAAGTGGCTACGGAAGAAAGCGCAAGAGTTGCTGCCGATGAAGCGCTGTCTGTCACTTCGCAGACGTTATTGGCTCGGTTTGGCGTTAGCGATCAAGATACCTACAACGCAGCAACCGCCTATACCACCAATGATGAGGTAGTTTATCTAGGTATCTTATATCGAGCGAAAGGCCCAACGACAGGAAACTTACCGACCAACGCAACGTATTGGGAGCTGATTGAAACGGTCGACCAAGACTTAGCAACAAATGCTGGGCTAGTTTCAACCGAGGCTGCTGCCAGAGCTACTGCTGACTCGGCATTAGCACAAACAAACCGAACATTGTTTGCTGGTCTTAATTTACCACCTGGCTCTGATTTGTATTCAGCCACCCAGACCTATGCGGTGGGCGAAGGCACAGTTTACGGCGGCGCTCCTTATATCTGTATTCAAGCGTCATTAAACAATTTGCCAACCGATACAAATTATTGGACAGAAATCACTACCACTAGCGGGGCAATACAAGAAAACAACGAGGTCAGAATAGGTTATTGCGTCATTGACGGTGACGTTACCGATCACAAGAACAAAGCGTTATGCGAAGCGGCAAGCGGGACTTGGGTTGCTGACGCTGCAATAGTAACAGCAGCAAAAAACATAAAAGTCGCAAAGCCAGACGGAACAACAGGCACCATAACCGAAGCCGCCACCGCATACGTTAATGAACTTGGCCATATCGAAGCTGGTTATGGCGTTGAAATTAACAATGACAATCACGTCACTGGATTTTCGTTAATATCCACTGCGGCATCAGGTGGCGGTGCTACTTCGGCATTCGTAGTCAAAGCGGATCAATTTGCTATAGGCGGCACTGGGGCTTTATCAGACAGCTATCCGTTTGTGGTTTACACAACAGACACCGACGTTACCAGAGGAGGGAAAACTACAACGATTCCTGCTGGCGCGTATATGGATTCGGCTTATTTTAATTATATAGACGCGACTGAAATCCTTGTTGGCGAGCTAGACGCGGATTTAATCCGAATTGATGGGGCCACAATCGACACAGCGGAAGTCGACGGCAATAACGTCCTAAAGATAAAAGACTTGGGCGTTAATTCTGCTCAGATCGCAGATTTAGCCGTTACCACTCTTCAAATTGGCAATGATGCGGTCAGCCAAATTAGGACCAGCACTTTAGCTTCCGACGTTCAATTGGCAAGCGGGACTTGGACTGAACTTGCGTCTTTACAATTTACCCCTGCTTCTGTTTTACAAGATGACAAAGTGACGAGTCATGCGCAGCCAATAAGCATCAAAGGATTTGGATCGTTTATTTTTGTCACTGCAAGCAATTTACTGGTGTACGGAAGTTTGCAATTTAGAATTACTAGAAGCGGAACCGTACTGAAAACAGTTAACGTCGGTAATTTTTTATATTCAGGATCTACGATTTACGGCAATTTTGTTGGGACGACAACGCCGATCTTCGTAGATACAGAAACGACAGTTACAAACAGAACTTATAGACTGGAAGCTAAGTACACCGCGCAAACAGGAAGTTCAAGCACTTGCAGAATCGAAGCTGGCGCGGTCTTGGAATGCGTGGAGGTTAAACGATGAAGAAGTTTATTATCTACGACAATGACGGCAACATTTTGAGTCAGCTTCAATGCTTAGAATCTGAGATTGAGGATAACGTCCCAAGCGGGTGTTCATATCAAGAGTTTGACGGCGATCCGTTAAATAAGAAATTGGTTGATGGCGAACTGATTGACTTGGAAATAGAGCCGTTTTTGTTCGCTATGACTTTGCGAGATACAAGAAATGCCTTGCTAACTCAAAGCGATTGGACTCAATTACCAGATTCACCATTAACCGATTCAGACAAAATAGCATGGCAAGCGTATCGTCAAGAGTTGCGCGACCTGCCAGAAACTTACTCAGATGCGACCCCTATAGATCAGGTCGTTTTCCCAAATCCACCTAATTAAGTTAAACTGCGGAAATAAAACGAGGCTCTTATCATGGCATGGTATAACACTGGCAACATTGCACTAACCAACGGATCGGCAACGGTCACAGGTTCAGGCACTAATTTCTTGGTTGGCGCTCAGATAGGCGAGGCGTTATATGCCCCTGACGGTAAATTGTATGAGATTCAGACGATTAACTCTGCAACCGTTATCACCTTGGCATCAACTTATCTAGGTTCAACGGCGAGCGGTCAAAATTACCAGATCATTCCGACTCAATCTTTGGTCGCTGATTTAGCCTCAGATGTTACCGATTTGATCTCAGACTTTGCTGACGTTCGCGATTACGCTGGTAATGGTAAGTTCAACGACGGCGCAGTAGGCACCCCAGGAATTACGTTCACCCAAGACCAAGACAACGGTTTGTACCGCATAGGCTCAAACAATTGGGCTTTGGCTGCGGGCGGTCAGAAGATTGTTGATATAAGCACTAGCGGGATTGATGTCACGGGCAGCGTCACGACGACGGGCAACGTGGGAATCGGCGTTACTCCAGTTACCACCCTTGATGTAAAGGGAGCTAGTGATCTTGTTGCTTCTTTTAGAAGCTCAACAAATAATGGGAATACCTCAGAGGCAAAAATTAGAGCTGTAGACAGTGATAGCTCGCATGTTGCTACTTTCTTGTTTCAAGGGTACGAGCATAGATTTCAAAACGCAAGCGGCGTAGAACGTATGCGTATAGACTCATCAGGCAACGTGGGAATCGGGACGAGTACATTTACATCTGCATCAACTGGTAGAACTGTCCTAGAAGTAAACGGCGCTTCAGCTTCAGCATTAATTAATCTCAGTGTTAACGGTACTAGGCAAGGCTATATATTCGCTGATACCACTGATATGAATATCTATAACGTTGACAATGGCAGTCTCAACTTTGGCACTAACAACGCTTTAGCCGCCACCATCGATTCCAATGGCTCCGTGGGAATCGGGGTGGTTCCTAGTGCTTGGCACGCTTCTTGGAAAGCATTGCAAATAGGACCAATTGGTTTTGTAGGGTCGTATCAGGCAGGAACAACAGACATAACGGCACTGGGCAGCAATGTCTACAGCGATGGAGCATATAAATATATTGAAACAGATGAAGCTGTTATTTATAAACAGCAAAACGGTTCGCACATATTTGATGTAGCCCCATCAGGAACAGCAGACGCCGCGATAAGCTGGACGACTGCTGCTATTATTGATAATTCAGGCAATTTATTGGTGGGTAAGACTGCTAGTGGAACTGCTAACACAGGTGCAGAACTGCGAAATGGATCATCAAACCATGCGGT